TTAGACTTAGGTGATGCTGATGCATTAACACCAAATAGTTCAGGAGCAAATAGAGGGTTCTCTGTGAGCTTTTGGATTAAAACATCAAGCAAAACAAATCAAATATTTTCAAAGAATATTTCAGGTGATGCTGAGTATGAAGTTATAATAAGGTTTAATGGCTATCCAAGAATAATCTTTTATTCTAGCGATAATACTTCGATATACCAATATATTGATATTAATACAGATATTACTGATGGTAATTGGCATAATATAGTTCTCACATTTGATTTAGGAAGTACATCATCATCATTAGTTTGTTATTTAGATGGTGTTCAAAAGACAGATGGTAGTGGTGCTACTTATAATTCATCAGGTACTTGGGTTTCTGTATCTAACACGGCAGCAGATTTAAGAATTGCTTATCAAGGAGGAGGTTATGGGGATATTTCACTTGATGAATTAGCGTTTTTTGATGATACTTTAACATCTACACAGGCTACGAGCATTTATAATAGTGGAGAACCTAACGATTTAAGCTCTATTTCTAATCTAATTGGTTGGTGGAGAAATGGTGATACAGCAGGGCCTTCAGTTTATCCAACAATTACTGATGATAGTTCAAACAGTAATAATGGAACAATGACTAATATGGATTCAGGTGATATAGTAACAGATGTACCTTAAAAATAAATAATATGATTTACTCAATATACAATATGGTTAATATTTCTCAAGTTGATTTCTCTGAAGTATTTGAAACAAGTGAAGCTACATTAAGACTTTCATTAGATGGAACAAAAACTGTATTAAAGTTTGTAGGTGAAACTCCAACATTTCTATTAGGACTAGAGCAATACAATCACTCTGAGATTTTAGCAATAATGAATACTTTAGAATGGACACCACCACAAGAAACATTAACAAAAGAATAAAATGGATAAAATAATTTCGGTAGATTTAAGCACTTCAACAGCTCCTTTAGTACAAGAGGTTAGAGGTAAAGACTACATTGAGTACGGAGATGCTAATGGCGAATGGAGAAACCTCTATCCACAGTTCTTAATTGACCTTTACTATTCAAGCTCTATAACGGCTGCAATCGTAAATGCCACAGCTGAAATGATAAGTGCTGAGGATATTGTCATTACAGACGAAGAAGATAGAGATGAAGAAGCAAGAATTAAGCTTCAGAACTTTATGAATAATGCTAACGGAAACGAAACTTTACACGAGGTATTAAAAAAGGTAGCATTTGACTTTAAACTTCAAGGAGCATTTGCTCTTAATATCGTATGGTCAAAAGACAGAACTCAGATAGCAGAAGTCTATCATATACCTGTAGAAAAAATTAGATGTGAACGTCCTGATGAGTTTGGAAAAACTAGAGGTTACTACGTCTCAGGAGATTGGGCAAATACAAGAACGAACAAGCCTTACAGAGTTCCTGCTTTTAATGTAAACGATAGAACTTCTCCAAATCAAATACTTTACACAGGGCTTTACAGTCCTAATATGAACTCTTATTATACTGCGGATTACATTTCTTGTAATAATTGGAGTTTAATCGACTCTAAGGTATCAGAGTTTCACTTAAATAACATATCTAACGGATTCACAGGCTCGTTTATGATTTCTTTCGCAAATGGAATCCCAACAGCTGAAGAACGTAGACAGATAGAACAAAGCTTAGAACAAAAATTTACATCAGAAAAGAATGCAGGAAAATTCGTTTTGACTTTCTCAGATGACAAGACTAGAGTTCCTGAAATAACTTCAATAAGTCCTTCAGATTTAGACAAGCAGTATTTAGCACTCCAAGAACTACTTACTAGCAACATCCTCTCAGGTCATAGGGTAACGTCTAAGACACTTATGGGCTTAGATAGTGCTAATGGGTTCTCAAGCAATGCAGATGAGCTACTGAACGCTTCTAATTTTTACTTAAATACTGTAGTAATGCCGTTTCAAGGGCAAATCTTAAAAGTGTTACATAAGATATTCCAAGTAAACAATATGGATATGCCTGTTCAGTTTGTACAACTTAAACCAATTACAATTCAATTTGATTCAGCAACGATTAGAGATGTAATGACACAAGATGAAATTCGTGAAGAAATTGGTTTAGCTCCTTTAGATGTAGATGTAGAGGTAAGAGAAGACTTTGCTAAAGTTGGTATGATAGACGGAAAGCCTGTTTTTGATACCATAGAAGAAGCCTTAGCGAGTGCAAAGACTTTAGGCTGTGAAGGCTACCACGAACACGATTACGAAGGCAAGACAGTCTATATGGCTTGTGAAGGTCATACAGAAGCTACAGAACTTTCAAAGTTCATTGAGGAGTTTGGAGAAGATATGCCTGAAGATTGGGAATTAATAGAAGAAGAAGTAGTAGACGGAGAACATCAAGACTTTAATTTTGAGCAAGTTTTAAATGAAGTTGCTAACGAAAAATTAGAACTAGCTTCAACAGGAACAGCAAGACCTAATGCAAGAAGTAAGCAAGATGGAACTAATAAGTCAGATAATGAATTTTACAAAGTTAGATATGTTTATACTAAAGACAATTTTTTAAGTCAAAAGGGAGAAACAAGAGAATTTTGTAAGTTAATGATGTCAGCTAAAAAGATATACAGAAAAGAAGATATTATACTTATGGGAAGTAGACCTGTAAATGCAGGTTGGGGACCAAGAGGAGCTGCAACTTATTCTCAATGGCTTTACAAAGGAGGTGGAAATTGTCATCACTATTGGCTAAGGCAAATCTATAAAACTTCTTTAAGAGGAGCTAAAAGTAATATTACTTCAAGCCAATTAATAGGATATACCAAAGCTAAGTCAGAAGGATTTACAGCTGAAAAGAATGATAACTTAGTAGCAAGACCACCAAAACGAATGAAAAACAACGGATTTTTAAAACCTAGATAACTATGAGCTATGTACTATTCATATCAGAAGACAAATTAAAGGACTCTACAGCAATCAATTTAAATGTTGATGTGAACCTATTACTTCCTTATGTAAGGCAAGCACAGAAGCTCTATGTGGAAACTAAGCTAGGTACTGACTTGAACAATAAGTTAAAAGACTTAATAGTTGCAGGAACAGTAGGAGCAGTTGGAAATGAAGCTTACAAGACTTTGTTAGATGACTACATTGGAGATATGCTTCCTAATTGGGCTTTATATAATTGCATACCCTATCTACGTTTTAAGGTTGAAAATGGAAACATATATAGCAAAACAAGCGAAACCGGAAATAGTTTAAGCACAGATGAAGCACAACACCTAAGAGAAGAAGTTAGAAATACAGCTGAATACTATACAGAAAGAATGATAGACTACATCTGTAATAACAATTCATTATTTCCTGAATACAGTACGAACTCAGGAGCAGATGTAGACCCTGATAGAAATGCGTATTACAATGGAATGAACCTTGAAAGACCTACACAACAAGGAACTAGACTTACTTTAAGAAACTTTTTAAATGGAGCTGATTAATGAAGAAACACTACAAGCCAAAACCAATTAATATAACTAAGCTTAAATCCTACTTGGATAAAAAGCCTAAAAATAAAAGCAATGCAAGACAGCCTTCAAGTAGGAATAGCAAATAGTACAGCAATAGGATTAAGTATAGGACAGGCTAATCAAGTTCTGACTTTAGTTTCTTTAACTCTAGCCATAGCTTTTACCGTCTACAAGTTTATCAAGTTTGATAAAAAAAAATGATAAACCTCTTATTGATTAGAGATACATTTAGTAAGGAGAGTACGATTGGAGAACTCTTTATAAATGGAGAAAGAATATGCGATACCTTAGAAAACTCTTGGCAAGATAATCAAAGGAACATAAGTTGTATTCCTCAAGGTTCTTATAAAGTTAGACTTAGACTTCCAAGAGAATCAGGTACAAGGGATTATATTCATTTACTCGTAAAAGACGTTAAAGACAGAGATTATATCCTGATACATATAGGCAATACAGCTAAAGATACAAGCGGCTGTATTCTAGTAGGACTAGGAAGCCAACAGGACTTTGTTAGTAACTCTACATTAGCTATGGACTTATTAATCAAAGAAGTAATACATTTGGGCGGAGAAAATATTAACTTAATAATTAAAAATAAATAATATGAAAAAGTACATTATCACAAAACTACTTACATCAAAGAAGGTGTGGCTAGGTATCAGTTCTATTGTAATCCCATTTATTGCAACATTTTTAGGTGCAGATGAAGAAGCAGTATCTAAAATATGGTGGTCATTACTTGCTATGTTAGGAGGACAATCATTTGCAGATTTTGGAAAGTCCAAGTAATAGATACAGATTAAAGCCTAACGAGATAGCAGTCATTCAGGAAATGAGGAAGTCAGAGGTTAGAAATATTCTAGTCATTGGCGACCTTCACGAACCTTTCTGTTTAGACGGCTACCTTGAATGGTGCAAAGAACAATACAAAATCAATAATTGTAATCAAGTTATCTTCATTGGAGATATCATTGACGCTCACGGATTCTCATATCACGAGCCTGACCCTGATGGTATGTCTTCAGGACTAGAACTTGAAACTGCTATTAAGAAGATAGCTAAGTGGTATGAAGCTTTTCCTTATGCAGATGTTATGATAGGTAACCACGATAGAATGGCAAGCCGTAAGGCAATGTCAGGTGGTATTCCTGCTGCTTGGATAAGGTCTTACAATGAAGTCTTAGGAACTCCTAATTGGAATTGGTGTGAATCTGTTATATATGATGACGTACTTTATGAACACGGAGAAGGAGGTCAAGCAGCAGCTAAAGCTAAGAACAACTTGATGTCATCTGTTTGTGGTCATACCCATACACTAGCTTATGTTCAATGGTTCGTAGGTAAACGCTTCAAAGTATTCGGTATGCAAGTTGGATGCGGTGTAGATTCTACAACATACGCAGCAGCATACGCTAAAAACTTTAAAAAACAGTCAATCGGCTGCTCAGTTGTCTTAAATAACGGCGAATTACCAATCAATTTGTTGATGACTTTATAGTTTTTAACACCTTTTTATACTCTTTTTTCAATTTATTTTAATTTATTTTTATGTAATTTACCTCTAGTAATGCTTAATTTTGTTTAAAAAAGCGTTTAAAAGTTTGTGTAATTCAAAAAAAGGTTTTATCTTTGAACCATCAAAATTAAATTAATTAAAAAAAAGAAAATGACAAAAGAATTAACAACAAAAGAATTACTAATAGAGAACAAAGTATCTGAATTAATAAGAATACACGAAAATACTTATTGGTGGGGTATATCAGAAAAACTAGCTAATAAGCTAGGTGAGAGAATGA